TGGAGATATTGCTATCTATCCTGGTGATTTTACATGAATTATCTGCAAGTGAAATTGTCTTTATTGATTTGTCCTCAGTAAGATAACCAGGATAGATAGCAATATCTCCATGACCAAATTCGGCTACCATTATATTATTGTCCTCATAAAACATTTTTCACCTTCCTGGCCTTATACTGCCAATATTCCTTAATGGTATTGGTTGGCACGTTTGGATTTTTGACGGCCCGATATTTAAGGAATCCGATGATTCCTGCTGTTATGCTCCCGGTCCCAGTTACAGCAGTCCAGATGGTCGAGATCCAGTTCATTAAGATTGTGTGATTGCTAAACCACTTTTGAAGATACCTATCATTTAATAAAAGCATAAACCATCCCTCTTTTTCTGATAGAGGGATGGTTACAACATTTTCGGCTGCATAAGTCCTTAAAACTACTATCAAACCAAAAGATACAAACAGAGACAAAAAACAATACAAAAATATATTTTTCCTCATAGTTTATCCTCCTCATCCAGTAGCTTCTACTTCTACAATCACCTCACTATCTACACTTCCCCAAACATATCCAGCAGGATAGCTAGGGCTATAAATGACTAAATAAGCCTCTTCATCTATTCCTGCTGTAATAGTTTCCCCACTGAGAAATATCCTAATTTCTCCAGAAGCATATCCAGATTTACACCATCTTATAGGGTCGGTGTCACCATTGCTAGATACAACTTTATGATTTCTTATTGAAAAAGTAGCACTGGTAAAATCATCTAAAGGATAAATAACACCGTCAGATTTTAACAAGAAATTATTAGAATTGCTATGTCTTGGATAAAATTTTTCCTTAGCCATCTTAACACCTTCTAAATAGAGTGAATAGTCCTTTTAGAGGTTAGGGATTCCATTTCATTAACAGGAGTTATAAATCCTGTAGTTCTAATAGGTGTTATGGAAACTATAGTAGTTTCGGTTAAATATCCTGCTAATCCTGGCCAAATATCAGGCCAATAATTGTCCATCCAGTATTTAATAGGAAAATATTCACTTGGAAAATACCCATTAGCCATTAATCACCACTCAAAGTTACAGCAGTCCTATTCCCATCATCATCTACAGTAGCGGAAACCCTATTTTTGGAATCAGCTACATCTCTAAAGGCTACAGAACTTGTACCTCCCCCAGAAGATTTCCCAGCTAAAGCAGCCAACAAAAGCCTCAAAATCTGTCTAGCTGTCAAAGCACCTTCTACTACTTCATCAAAAACTTGATCAGCTAGAGAAATAACCGTAAATGAAAAAGCAATACCTCCTAAGTTGCCACTTACTGTAGCCTCAATATAAATAGTGTAAGATTTTCCCAACTCAAACCCATTTCCCGAAGTACAAGCAATCTGTTCGGTATAAAATCCAGTAGTGTTAGAATCATCTAATTTTCCCATAGTTCCTGTCAAGATTGCCGTTGCTGTTTCATCCTCATATATTCTGTAAGAGGGATTACCAGAAGCATCAGTCAAAATCCCTGTATCCGGATCATGAGTACAAATGGAGAAAGTCAAATTATTACTTAGTTCCACAATAGACTGACATCCCATTTCATATCTCCTTCAGTTCTGAAAATTCTCCGCAAAACTCTTCACTATCACATACTCCCCATACTCCATAATAGTAACCGCTCACATTTATAAACATAGGTTTATGCTTTCTACAAAAACCTATTTTATCTTTACCAGGAACAAAAGGAACCAATTTAATAGATTCATGATAATTATCCCACCATCTACAAGAACCACATCTAAGTTTCATTATAAGAATGTCCTTCCCATCCAGGAACAGGTGCAAATTTTTTAATTAACCATTTTAAAGGCAATTTTGCTAAATTCCAATTATCCCCCAACCATAACCATCTTGAATATTCTCTAGCCCTCTCTTGTGCATTTCCTGACAATACATAAGGAAAACCAAATCCATTTTGAGTACGAAATAAATGGGAATACCATGTTTTCTTATTTACTACCATTTTTCCGCCCGATAGCCAAGATTTGCAAGCAATTTCAGTACCAAATTGTCCCCAACTACCATGCTTCTCATCCATTCCTTCTAAATCGTAAAATCTTCCCCCTATGCATGAATAAACCATTTCCTATAGTAGACATTACATCAGCTATATCCGTTTTAGATTCCGGTCTATCATCATATTGTCTCCAATATTGAAAGTGCATGGTACTATCAAATCTAGCAAAGTCTGTCCTTCTATTCCATCTAGGCTTCCAGATTATTTCTCTTTCAAATTCAACACTATCACATTTTTCATTATCTTCCAACTTCTCTCTACCAACATTCTTTTTGCATTTTGTAGGCTCAGGTCCTTGATACCACCTATTTCCACACTTTTTGCACACCCAATCAAACCCATAAAGATTATACATCCTAGGTATTACAGTCCAGTCATATTCACAATCAGCCATAAGTTTTACATCAAAACCCTCATCTACTACAGTATGGGCATCCAATTTCATAATAAATTTTGCTTTAGATAAACAAGCTCCTTCATTAACAGCAGCCCTTTGTCCTATTGATTCAGTATGATGGATAAACACTACATTTTTTCTATCAGGTATTGGGGGATCAGGCCAATACCCATCAAGTATAACTATAACCTCAGTCTCAGCCCTAGCCTTGTCTAAAATATCATTTATAGTTCTTCCTAGAAATTCTTCATTCCTAGAAGGTATTATGACTGATAAGTCCATTTTTTATAAGTATTCTCCATGGAAACCCATTCTCTGTAAATTAGGTCTGTAGATAAATGGGAGGTTCTAACACTACCATAATACTCACCAGGTCTACCTTTGTAAAACATATGGGACCAATCTTCATCCTTATCCCAATCAATATCAAATTTATCTTTATTATTCCAGATCGGAGTGCCTGGAAAAGGTTGATATATTTTTATATCCAGATCATCTAAATCAACTTCATCTAAGAACCTTCTAGTCTCATCTATAGTTTTCTTAGATTCTCCGGGCAACCCCATTATAAAAAATCCTTTCACCTTCAACCCTACATCCTTCATCATAAAAATGGCTTTACGGATAGTAGAAGAAGTTTCCCCTTTATTTATAGTTTTCAAAATTTGTTCTGATCCAGACTCTATTCCCATACCCACTTCAACACATCCTGATTCTGCTAACATTCTAGCAAAAGATAACCCATGCTTTATCAAAACATCAGCCCTAATCAAACACCTGAATATTATACCTAACCGTTTCAGTTCAGAACAAATGGTTTCAGTTCTCTTTTTATTAAGTATGAAAATATCTTCTGGAAAAGCTAGAGCATTATACCCAAAAGTAAAATGTAAATCCCTTATTTCTGATATTACATTTTCAACACTTCTGTATCTTATTTTGGTATAATTTTTAAAACAGAAGGCACAATGATAGGGACATCCTCTACTACTAATCATTGTCATGCAAGGAATGCCGTTCAATTTATATTTATAACTTTTTAAATTTATAAGAGAATAGTCTAAAGGAGGGTAATCATCTAGGGAGTTATCTTCTCCCCCATCTATAGATTTTACCTTACTAACAAAAGCTGTATTCACAACAGGTTCTCCATCTCCTCTCACTACACAATCAAAATCTGCTTTATTAAAATAATGGTTAGATTTCAATAAAACATGAGGTCCTCCTATAATTATCCTAGTTGGAAAATTTTGTTCCCTTATTAATTCCAAAGCAGTCAAAGCATAAGAATGTTCAGGAGTTGTAGGACCCAACCCATAAGCATCACAATTCATTGGAATATCTACCATGTCCCCATCATGAATAATAACATCATGTCCTGCCCTTTTTAAAACAGTACCTACAGACATCAACCCTAAAGGGGGAAATACTTTATCTTCTAATAAAAAAGGTGAAGGACATCTTATTAAACAAATTTTCATTTCATATTTCCTATTGATTTTTGATACCAATGGTTTTGTTCAGTTTTCCTAGTAAGATTATGAAACAGATTAAAAGGGTTGTAGTCTACATCCCCACAAAACTGACCATTAGGAAACATATAAAGAGTTTTCCTTAAATTAGCATCTTGAATTGTGACAATGCCTTTCTCTAAAGCCTCAGACCAAGTTCTCTTCCAATAAGTATCACCCTTATTTGGATAAGTCTTTCCCACAACATCTTCCCTATATCCCCCTAATTTCCAAAAAATCTCTTTCTTCATTATAAAATTATTTGGGTGAGGAGGCATTTTTGTACCTCTCTCTTGTATTCTGGATTCCAATAATCCATATTTTCTCAATTCATCAAAATCTTGAGTAAAATTCCCTTCTTCATCAATAACACCAAATTCCCTATGGAATCCGGCTTTGTCTTCCTTAAGAGTAAAAGCTGCCATCATAGCATCTTCATTGATAACATAATCAATATCAGTCATTAAAAGAAATTCACCTTTAGCCAACTTAGCCCCCATATTTCTTGCAGGCTCCACATTCCATTCTCGGTAGTCGTAAGTAGGAATTATATGAAAATTTTCTCCTAAATTGTGATTTGGAAAAGATAAGGGGGGATCAGAACCATTGTCCATGAATAGGACTTCTACATCCTTAGGAAGACCTCCCATCTTTTCCCAAAACAGAATGTGTCTCCTAACCACTTCATGACTATTAAGTACAGCCACGATTATTGATAATTTCATATTTACCTCTCATATTTACATATCTTATTTTTGGAGATTTGTCAAGTATCAAAATTCACCATATTTATTACTTTATAATTTCTCATCTTACGTTATGTGGAAATGTTTGAACTTGTTTTTCCATTATTCTTACAAAATCTTTTCTTCTAGGATAAAAACCTTTTAACCAACCTGGATTAGTTTGTCCTAATTTATTTGTAATGTACTCTGCCAAAGTGCAGGCATATCTAATTTTTAATCTATTTCATCTTCATCCTCCTTTATTAAATATCCATTTATTCTTTTTGGTAGCCAAAACAAAACATGATCTCTCCAGTTGGGTTGTTCTGGAACATCCTCTTCATAAATATCCTTATACAACCATTCTCTACTCACAGATCACAACCTCGGTAATAACTGTATCGTTCGGATTCCCTGGCATACCTTGTACTACAAATTTTATATAAGGTAGAGGAGGAGCAGTAAAGGAAGTTGCTTTAACAGTTTCACCAGATAAATTATACATGAGATCAGAAGTTGCTTCAGGTTTAGCAAAATGAGAATCTACATCATCATGACTCACCTCATAATATAATTTAAGCTTAGGAACACTGGAACTTGAAATAGCCTGGAACCAAACTCCTATATTCCTATCCCCACTTATGCGAAGTGCCTCACTTCTCAAAGTAGTTTCTCCACTAATTAAATGGGAATCAAAAACCGTTTCTTTGTAGGGAAATCCTTTATCATACCTTTCCATTTACTTCACCTCCTTTTTCCTTTTAACTAATCCTTTATTTTTTGGGGGTTCCGCTTCCTTTTTTTCTTGAACTGATTCCTGATCTAATGTAGAAATCAATTCAGGATAATCTTCTTCTTCAGTAGCATGTTTCAATCTCATTTCCTTATAATTATCACCTAAACCCAAGTTAGAAGCTATAACAGAATTAGGTATACCTAGAGTGTCATTAGTAGAACCATGTTTGACACCTAGATAAGCCCTAGCTCTTGCTTCCGCATCAATAACCTCAGAAATGGGGAAGGATATATTTATAAGAAATTCTGGTCTTTCCTTGACATACTCAAAAACAGGCTTTCCGTTTTTAAAATCTACTGCTTTTCTCACTCTAAAAAATTCAGGGAAGTTGCTTATTTTCGATTTTAAGAAGAATATTGACTTATAAAAATCAAATTTTAAGAATCTTTCAAAATAAGCTACTTCATCTGAAATCCTATCAGACATAGGACCTCTACTGGCCTTAACTGAAGCAAATGTACCTTTAGATTGTCCGGTAGATATGTCCTCAGGTTCATTTAGTCCAGATGTTACCATATGTAAAATATCCGTATCAGTTTCAGATATTTTAGGAAGTTGTGGATTTTTAACTTCAATCTCCATACCTGGGGGAAGTATTAATGTACCTCCAGGTGTCTTTTTTGCCATTATCCCTGTTTTTCTCTTATCTTCATCTGTAAGAGAAAGCCAAGTTCTAAATGCCTTAGGCTCTATTATCCTTATTACCCATAAATAAGCCCCACTAGCCTTTTTATGGTCTATTTCATATTTTTTCAAACTCTCATAATAATTCAACCATTCAATAGTAGTTCTTAAATAAGAGGCATTTCTCTTAGTAATAAAGGATTTATCCCAAGCAATTATAAATCTGTTGAATCCCCCAATACTTTTAAACTTAGAACTCTTGCTGCCCTTCAAATACTCTTCGCTATAATTATTATCCTCTTTAGCTACATCCATCAATTCGGGGTAATAGGCAACATAAATAGAGGGAATCTGCATGTAATTATCAGAAGTCTTTATTGTATAAAGGATGGGCATTAGAGTTTTGAAAGGATGATAGATTATACCATCTTCATCTAAAGAACCCTTTACAATGGCGGGATCAATAAAATCAATTTCTATGAACTTTTCGCTATTGATAGTGGCACATAAAAAAAGCTCACCTTCAATAAAAGCTCTGCCTACATATTTAGGCCAGAAATTGTACAATCTATTTCTTGGGTCATATTCAAATTCTTTTAAAAAATCCTGTATCTGTCTAACTTCAGAGGTTATACTGAAATCCTTACCAGTAAGTCTTCCTACCAAACCTCTTACAGAAGTATTGAATTGAGGATTTTTGTTGAATTTGTCCCAACACTCTGCTTGAAGGTCTATTCTTTTTTCTGGCTCTTTATTCAGCTTACTTACAAACCCATCAGAGTCTTTATAAGTGCCTTCATCAGAATCATATTGCCAGGTCATAGTAAACTGAATGTGGGACAAATCTTCATCTGTCAATTTACTAAGTGCTTTTTGTGCTAAATCAAATTTTGTGTCCATAGTAAAAATCTCCCGATTTTTACTAAATATTTCATAAAAATTGGAAAAAGTCAAGTTTTTTATGCAGAAATTCGAGAATTATCAGGAAAAAAATCTCCAAACCACACTTTTTTGTCTCTAGAACGGAAATTATCCACTGAAAGTTCTCTTCCCCCGTACATAGCCCACCCAGTTGCGAAGACAGCATCATCCTGAATACCATCTTTTTCACTTTTTTCTGGTGATCCGAACCATCTTTTATCAGTATCATGATAAAAAATGTTCAACTCCTCTTTAAGGATGTCTTGCTCTTTACTACCCCATATAACTATAGGTGCAGACTTAAATCTTCCGGTAGATATAGCCATAAACAGTTCATTAAATGCTGCCCTTTGTTTATCATAAGTAGGATACACTGGATCAAACTTTATAACTTGTTCCTCACACCAAGGTTTCAAATCCCATAACCCCCACCGCTCACCTGATATGCAGTCAATACCATCATATTCAGCATTACAATCTAATATGTGGGATTTTATATCTTCCAAAGAATTTGAATCTATTAATACCAAACTGAGTACAACATAAAGGTAATTTGGGACCACCCCTTCAGGAATAAAAGGATTAGACCTGCTACCAGGAAGTCCTTTAGCTAAACAAACAGAAATAGTCCTAGCACTAGATTGTCCTGTCCCTTTCAATGGATCAGCCCTATCAGTAGCATGTAGTATAACCCAATCGGTGTCAAATGTTCTAGTAAGCTTAATAAGGTCATCCATAGTAGCAGACTTAGGAAACCCATGTATATCTGATAAAGAATAAATCCCAGTTACAGGTTTTAATCTAGGTATGATCTTATTTATCTTATCTTCAATAGGTATACCTTTTATAGCTACTTCATTGATAAGGACATTCCTTTGTTTCAACAAAGTCATTAACTCAGAATGGTTCCCTATAACACCATCACATCCTAGATAATTAATAGCTTCTACCATTTCTTCAGAAAAGGCTTTAGAACTAGCAGAACCCCAGGTGTTAAGAAAAAATTTCTCAAAGTCACCCATAGGAAACTTAGCTCTGTAATCATCTAATTGGTCTTGATCCATGTTAGGATTCCAGTAATCCTCAGTTATTCCTTTACTGGAAAACCTGTAATCGAAGTAAAGGGTCTTAGTTTCCCCCTTAATATAGTTGTTGTAAAGGGAATACAATATGTGGTTTTTAGCTGATACAGTGGAATCAATCACACCCAAGGCGTTAGGTATGTTACGGGTAGACCCATCAAGCTCAACAAAAAACTTAGGATTCTTCATAGCAAAAATTTCAGAGAAGGTATAACCAGTGATATTAGAAACGATACCACTAAAGGATGTAATAGGCATTATCCTAGAACCTATATTGCCTTTTTCATCCCTAATCCTAATTTCCTTCTCTTGCACATTCCTTTTACCAACAAGGTGAAGGATCTTTGGAGAGTTTAGAACAATGTCTCTTATAATATCATAGTGGACAAATTTGATCTGGTCTTTACTATTAGCACCTAAAACTATCAACTGCCTCGGCCAATTCATAAACTTCCATAGCTGGATCAAGCAAGCATCCAGTGATTTACCTTCCCCCCTCATCCAACAAAAGACAATAACTCTATACCTAAACCTACCATTTTTCATCCTCAAGGCATTTCTATAAACCGATTTTTTATCTTCCCACATCCCTCTAAATGATCTACCAGTCTTAGGATTAGGTGTGACAGGTAGCTTATTCATTGGTGTCCATACAGGAATATCAGACCCCTCAGGATAAATAGGTATGCAGACAAAATCCTCACACCATTTAATAAACCCCTCAGGACCATCTCTATAATCTGTAGGTTCATAAACAATATAAGGGGGAAAAGCGTCCTCTACAGTTAAAGTAGGATCAGATAAAGGTTTTACCTCGATATTAAATGGCATACAGAATGAATCTCCTTCTTTTTCCCTTCTTTTTTAAGCTTCCTATCAGACCTAATGCCTCTAACCATAAGGATAATAAAAATTATAAACCCTATGATTTCCATAATATCACCCCCAATACCAAGATACAAAATAGTATCCATCCTGACATTAAAGACCAATACATCCTCTCATTCACCTAACTACCTTCTTCCTCTCTGGCAGTTCAGAAATCCTCTTATAATGATCCCTAGAACCATTATTTTCATCACCTAAATCAATTTCACCTTCTTGAGGAACTCCACGATAAAACAGGTCTAAATCCCTACCAATCATCAATATTGTTTTAAGTGTTTCCCTAATCTCTTTATAGATAGGATGAATCTGTACAATACCCTTATTGGTAATATTAACCATATCCCTAACACCTGCCTCTACAATCTTCATCTTACATAAATAAGAATATAAAGGCATTAAGTGCATACCTACCTTGAATAAACTACCTTCATCCATGTGTTTATAAACCTCAATCATAGTCTCACACATGTTGTTAATATAAGCAACTTGTACAGCACATTTTCCGCTTTTAATATGCTTGCATCTATCATAAAGAGAACAATCTTCCCCGCTACAATTATCAACAGAATCCCATCCCATGAGAGAAAGACCATCTTTAATTTTCCCCTTATCCAGAGAAGTAGAACCTATGTTAATCAGATTACCCATACAATAACCACCCCCTTTAAAAAAGAATATACGCTTAGAAGTTTAATTGTCAAGAGAAAAGTGTACAGACCACAATTTAAACCTAATCCTCGTGAGTAGAAAAAATTATGGGGAGAATACCATTTCAAATATGAGTAGAATCAGGAAAAAAATTATGGTTAGTACCCCTTTTAGAAGCACTACCCCGCCCATTTTGAGATAAACTCAGGGGTAGCTAACATTTAATCTCATCTAATATACTTTATCTATAATTAGTATGGTTAAAGTATATTAAATGACAGTATAATACAATATGTATCATTATATCTCATTATATATCATTAATATATAATTAGTATATGTATATGGTATTAATGTATCATGTATGACATTAGATTGCATTATATACTTTGTATATGCAAAATCTATACCAATTAGAATTTGCCCTATAACCCCTATCCCATCCTCTATCCCTTGTATATACTATACTACAGGCTACAGGCTACAGGACCAGGACAGGCTACAGGACCAGGACAGGCTACAGGACCAGGACAGGCTACAGGCTACAGGACCAGGACAGGCTACAGGCTACAGGACCAGGACAGGCTACAGGAT